AACGCTCCTGATTATACGAGCCAGCCATAAACTTGCGCCACTGCACCTTCTCACGCGTGGCAGCAATCTCCTGCGTTGAGCTGCCGCCATCTAACGCGTCAACCATCTCCAAGCCCTGCTCAACCAGCGCGTCAGCTGCCTCCTGCCGAGCCTTGTTTATCACCTCGGAATACTCAGGGATTTTGTGCAGTGCCGTGCTAACGTAACCCCGGCTGCACTCATAATGCGCCGCAAGCTGCGCCATTGTGCCGCCAGAAGAAAAATATTCAAACAGATACTCTGCGCCGCCTTGCTTGGTGACATCGGACAGTATTCGCTTTTGTAACGCCTTGCCTGCCATTTGATAAACTCCCATTTTTTATAATTTTACGCTGTGTAGCATATGATTGGCAAGGGGGTACGGGGGGGTGGCTCCCGTGTGTGTGAATTGTATAATAATAACACTACCCCGCAAATTCTTGACCGGGGGGGGCATTTGACATTCACGATCCTGAATATAAGCGAACACTTGTTTAACATGTTAAGCACTGTGCGACACACTTGTGCCACATTGTTGCCACATTCTTGACACTATTGAGCCACATCTGCTACGCGGGCGCGCCTCTGCGCTGCGGTGTTGCGATGTGTTGCGTGAAGGTAAGTCAGTTTGTGACGTAACGTCACTATTGCGCGGAGCATATGCTTCACATATACAGTAAGCACAACACAAACAAACATGGAGACAATCAAATGCAAATCAAGCCAATCGCATCAAACATGACAGAGCTGCAGATCTTGGGCATGTCCATTCTTTTCTCTTATCAAACTCCGGTTGCTGGATGGGATGACAAGGGCGCATTTCGTACAGAACAAAAGTTTAGCGCCACAACGTCAAAGCACATCAACAAGTATCTTGGCGGCAAAGATATAGGACGCACTGTTCCCCAATCATATATCACCGGGCTTGTTGACTTTGCAGAGGATACAACAATGGAGGCATTGATAGCATGACACGCCGCCAAGCAAAGCAAGTCCGCCAGCAAGTCAAGGCAATCCTAACTCAAGTTAGCCTTGGCCTTGCCGCCGGGCTTATCATTGGCGCTGCATTAGCGCTCAATCTGTAAAGAGGGACAATACAATGAAAATAACGCAACAACACTTTGACCACATCAAAAGCTCAATCGCTGCAATCTGGACGCAAGAAAAGCATGATTGCCACCGCCAATTTATAATCAATGAGGGCAAGGCTAAAGACGTTGAAAAACGCTTGCGGCATGATTGGATTTATTATGCTGGCCTTTCCGCTTGGATATGTGACAATTTATATGGCTACATGAATGACACGCATATCGACACGGCATTGCGCAATGTAATGGTTGACCTGCAATCCTAAACCTAAACACAACGCAACAAAACGCCCGGCCATCGCGCCGGGCTTTTTCAATGCAGGGTCTCACCCGTGTTGATTAAATCGCTTTCGTGCAGCTCCATGAGAACCTCACCCAGCGCCTGCATTAAGCGCGCCGGGCTTGTCTCGTTCAACCGCTCTTCGCAATAGTCCACCAAAAGCCCGGTCTCAATCTCTGCCGCGTCATCATCCACGCAAGTCAGCAACACGCGAAAGTCTATCTGGTACGACATAGGCCCGGCCCTTTAAATATGCCCGACGCATGGATTGGGACAAGCGCCGGGCCAGTTTAGGCGCGGCCTTGGGAGGAACGACGCGCCTTGCGCATTTATAGCCACACACAAGCCCAAAGCGCAAGTTTATGTGGTTTGGTCCATCTCTGCGCCGAGCGCCATGTATCCCGCGCCGTCAACGCCGCTGTCGTGATGTGGTCCATTCCTAAGCCGTGCCACCTTGAGAAGCGCCATCATGCGGCATACATCGCCAGCGGTGATGCTCACCTCCGGCCCGAGATAAGCCGACCACATCTGCGCAATGCAACCGAAATTTTCTTGCGGCGTTCCATAGTCTGATTGCCGCTGGCCGTTTATCAATTCGCTGGCCTCCTTTAAGACGGCGCTTCTTATATTCTCACCCATTCCCATTCTCCATTTCAAATTTGCGCCGCAGGATTGCATCCCGCTCGGTTGCGTTCCATCGCGGCAATGTTGGATCAAACCTGCGCCGATTAGCGAAGCCCTCTAGCTCTTCTAAATCCCGGCACGCGTCAAGCCTTGATTTAAACCCCTGCAACCGCTCCACCCCTTTATGATAGCCAGCAGGACGGACAATCGCCTCGCCCTTCTCAATCTTATGTCTGACCCACTTAGCCCAATCATATCCCATATATTAAACCTCACGTTTTTTGTGTGTATTATTTGTATGAATACCTAAAGGTAATTCATACAAATAATACAAAAACACCACTTGTATTAATACTGTATTAAAAGCGTATTAATTGTACTAAACACACCGCCAAACCCCTTGTTTATATGGCTCAACAATTAATACACATTTAATACACCCACCCCAAACCGCTCAAGCCATATTTTCTGCCGCGTAAAGGCAAAGCAAGGCCGCTTCTGCCCTTCCATCATCCTTCGCCCTGCCAAAGTCGCTGGCGTTATCTGGAAAACGCTGCATTGCAAGACCGCGCGACACGCCTTTATCCCGGCTCAATCCGAAATAGCCTTTCCACTTTGCAGGCGTTACGAATTGCACGGGCAGCTTGTTTGCGGCGCATCCCATTTGCAGCATTCCATACCCTTCGCCAAAGCGAAACATGCTGGACACGCCTTGCCCGCGCATTGCGGCCACTTGCTCGATGACGGCAAGGCAACGCTCGCCGCTTTCGTTCTGTAGCACGTCCAGCAATGCCGGGCAGTTTATGACCGTTTTGCCTTTGGTGTTTTTGACCGTTGGCATGTCATGCACCTCCAGCTTGCCTGTATCGGTCCAGTACAACGCGACTGCCCCTGTAAACCCCGGATCGCATCCGTAGATAAGCATCAATCTGCCCTCGGCTGCTGTATATGCTCCACGATTGTTGCAGCCTTTTCCAGTGCTGCGCTCCGGCAGAACGCGCTAAAGGATAGCCCGGACCTGCGCGCGGCTTCTGTAATTATGCGGTCATATTCTTCTGCAAAGTTGATTAGGCGCTTCTTATCCGACATGGTTTTAACTCCTTTTGTGTCTGTTTTCTTTATATATGTTTAAAATATAGGGAGCCAGTGAAAAATATACTTGCGCATGTGTTTTTTATATGCAAATACTGGTGGCACAACACAAACATGGAGCTTAAAATGACAAACGAAACCAAACCCACCGCAGAAGACATTGCCCGCTGGGAAGGCATCAAGCAAGATATGCTTGACCGCGCAGATGTTGCTTCACATTTCACTGACCTTGAGGCCGAAAGCCTGCACGAATTGTGTTGGGCGGCAATGTGCATTGACGAGTCACGCTATGCCTTAAAGCACGCAAAATCGCAAAAAGATTTAAACAATTTGTTTTCCGTGGATCATTTCGGTCAAGTTATAGTCGCAAATCATATCTTGGTTGAAGAGAATTGCTGGGACAAGTCAGAAAACGATGACAAGCGCCAGATTGGAAAGTTGTGCGCTGAATTGGCCTTAGCCATTCAGGATGATTTAAGCGAGAATGGGGAAGATTTATCAATCGCTAATATGAAGCGCTTTGGCCACCTTTGTTCCATTATCCATAACTTTGAGCGCACCAAGCCCAACAAATACCAAATGGAACGCTTTGCCGAGCATGGCATCACATGGGAGGGCGAAGTCGATGAGCATTAAGGTTGGATTGCCTGACGTGACGTTTAACGCTTTGTGCAAGCTCACAGAGATTGACCGCGAGTTTATTGGATCGCCGGATTATATGGGTGTGGCTCAGTTTTGGAGCTGGTCACACCCGCAGAAAACACGATTGAGCCGCGCATCTGTTTCTGCCCGGCGCAAGATACATCATGCGCTTGTGAAGGATGGGCTTGATTTGGATGGCGACACAGGCATTCACCGCTCAATTATTTCCATTGTGCTGGAGAAAGAGGAGCAAGGGTTATGAATGAACGTGAGGAGCAAATTGCGCAAGCCACGCAAGATTTTTTGATGGCCTTGCCTGATAAAATGAAGAACGGCCATTTAGGCTCTGTTATATGCACGATGTTCGAGGCGTTTGGGCTTGGCCATGAGACCCGCGTTGATATTTGCGAGGGTGTTTTAAACGTCATGCTGGAGCATGACATGCGCGACGATGAGCGCGCAGCGCAAGCCGCTGACGAGTTTCTTGCGCGAGCCGCTGCGAAGGCTCGCAAGTGATTTGGTCTGAGCATTTGCCGACATTCCTTCTCCAGATGTTCGGCCCCGTTGTAGCGTTGCGGGATGCTCAAACCAATAGTGTGCCGGAACCTGTCGTGGGTTGGGTTCCGGCACACCCGGATCAAGAACCACCATTTTAGATAGGACACGCCATGCTTGTAAGTCTAACGCAAAAAGAGGTTGCGCAATGCAATCAGGCCGCCGCAATGCGCTGGCAATTGGCCCGCGCTTCTGGCGTTGCTAATCAGCGCCGGGATAAGGGCAGGTCTGACGCTGACTTGGATTTGCTGGGCGTAAAGGCAGAGCTTGCCGTGTCGAAGGTGTTTGATCTCGACCACATCCACGCCATAGGCGTAGATGATGGCCGAGACGTATGGCTGGATAATATTTCTGTAGATGTGAAAGCCACGTTCTACACCACCGGGCGGCTGCTGTTTAAGAAGCGCGAGGCATTCAAGGCTGATTGCTCTATTCTGGTGTGCCAGCAAGCGCCTGACCGGATGCACGTTGTGGGCTACATACCCCGCACGCACTTTTTAGATCAGGCTTACGAGATTGACCTTGGCCACGGCAAAGGTTGGGCAATGGATCAGGAAAATCTATTGCCGCTTGAAAAACTATGGGCGACTGCCCGCAGCATTAAATTGAAGGAAGCAAAATGAACAAGATCATCATAACAAACGCGCACGCACATGGCTTTGCATTTGCCTGCGATACGGAAACACAAGGGCAAGTTTTTATCCCGGTTCACATCGCTGACGGCTTTGACCTTGCGCCGGGCGATGAAATAAACGCTGTTCTTGTGCCTAATTATCAAGACAAGTCAGACAAAGGCACGCCGTGGCAGGCTGTGAAGTTGCAGCGCGATAATGAAGTTTGCGAAAAAGCAATCATAGATAATTCGCAAACATTAAATAATGAAGCGCTTGATGCTGAAATGTTCACATATATTCTTGCAGGCGGGTATCACACCACCGCAGAGCTTGCGGATTATTTTGAGCTTGACCACAGGACCGCAGGCAACGCAGCGCAGCGCCTCTTTAACTCCGGCAAGATTGCCAAGGCAGATGTGTTTAATCGTGTGGGCCAGCAAAGGCCGACAATGATATTGTGGGCCGCTGCGGCTAAAACATTTATTGAGGTGGTGTGATGAGTATATTTCTTGACCCCAAGCTTATCGGAATTGGGCCGGGCAACTATAACGATGAGACCATTAGCATCAATGGAACTCACTCTCACCAAGGCGTAACATTCCATGACGATGCTAATGATTTCGCGTACAAAAGCAGGTTCACAATATATAGGGGTGAGGCTCCTATTATCTGGCTTGACGGGAAGGTGGCAAATAATCTGATTTGGTCAATAATTGATGGGTCATCTGACACACATTTAAAGGCTCTTCGCGACGGAATTGTAGAGGAGCTTGAAAGAAGGGCTGGACAGACACGGACAAAGCCCGGACATGTCCAGCCTGTCCGTTAAGGGGGTAACAACTTCACTAAGTCATTGCCCCTTAACAAAATAGAACTTCTAAAAAATAAAAGAAGTTCCCCCAGAATTAGGTATTGCATATGAAAAACATATATGCGAACAATGAGGAAACGGAGGAAAACATGACAATCATCAAATCAGAAGACATGTCGAACGAGGAATATCACGCGCATCATGCGTTTGGTTCGACTGCAATCAAGACCGCAGCAAACAAAAGCATTGCGCATTTGTTCGGCGCGGAGCGCAAGGATAGCCCGGCATTTGCATTGGGCAGCGCGGTTCACGCCTACTTGTTGGAGCCAGAGAAAGACCTTGTTGTGCGCGGGCCTGAGACACGGCGCGGCAAGGCATGGTCTGACTTGAAAGATGAGTGCGATGCTGCTGGCAAGATATTGCTCACCGAGGCAGATTATGATTTGGCAAACAGGATGGCTGAGGCTTGCCTGCAAAACCGTATGGCAAATCATTTGCTCACAAATCCTGACATGTTGGCCGAGGCTTCATTCTTCGCCACTGAGCCAGACATTGACATTGACCTAAAGACGCGCCCAGATGGCCTCCTGCGCAACGCAGGCATTGTACTGGACATCAAAACGACCCAAGACGCATCACCCAGAGGGTTTGAGCGTTCTGTGCGTCAGTTCGGATACGATTTGCAGGCTGCATTTTATATGCACGTCTTGAAACTGAACGGCATTCGTGTGGAGAACTTTATCTTCATCTGCATCGAGAAGGACGCGCCGCACGTCACTGCGTGCCATGAGCTTTCGGAAATGTATTTGCGCCACGCTCACAACCGTATGCTTGCCGCATTGGTTGACATAAAGCAGGCGATTGAGACTGAGGAATATGTCACGAACTGGCCTGACTTGAACACGATCCACTTGCCAGCTTGGCTGGACAGTGAAGAAGCGTTTTAACCTATCCCAGTGCAGGGGTGCTGCACAACATTGAGAGGAGTTGCAAAATGCAACACATGATTACAGAAGTCGTCGCACGTTACCCGCGTCTAAATTCCACTTATAAGTTCGATACTTACGAGAACAAGTCAGTGAAATGCGATGCGTTTGATGACGGCGCAGCATACGAAATGAGCTTCGTAATGTCCGATGAGAAGGCAAAGGAGCTGCATCGTATCTGTATGGAGGCGTATTCTAACGCTGCGGCGTTGGACACGAAGCGCAAATGGCCAGAGAAGCCAGCAATGCTTCCATACAAACGCAATGACGATGGCGAAGTCGTCGGCAAGTGTAAGCTGAAAGGTGCTTACGGCGGTGACAAAACACAGCCACCAAAGCAAGTTGATGCTCAGCGCAATAAGTTGCCGGATGACTTTATGCTGACCAGCGGAAGCAAGGTCAACGTGGCCGTTGTTGTTGTGCCATACAATACAGGCAGCTTGAATGGTGTGTCGCTTAGGCTGCGTGCTGTGCAGGTCTTGGAGCTTGCAGAGATGCAAGGCTCAGATGATCCGTTCACTTCGGTCTCTGGTGGATTTACGTCCAGCGTGACGGCAACGCCAGTTGCGGATGATCCATTTGCAATACCAGTCTCCACACCATCGCCAGCAGCACATGCTGGCCTTGACGACGAAATTCCGTTTTAAGAAAAAGTATAGCCCGGCACAAAAGTGTCGGGCTATACAATAGATACACGAACACCCCCCTGCTTGGAGTATAATGAAATGGTAGCCGATCTTAGCCGCGAAAGCAAGTTTCCAGCCGCTCGCTGGTCGGAATTTGGCAACACGATCATTCGCAGTCTTGAGTTAAAAAAGACCGCGCAGGGCGAGTATCATGGCCCATGCCCATCATGCGCTGGTACGGATCGGTTTTGGATTAAAGAGTTTCAAGGCGAGGTCATGGTTCATTGCCGCAAGTGCAATGACTATAAGGCCATCAAGGACAGGCTGCGCGATATGTCTCTCTGGCCCCAGCCGGGGCATACGCCGACAGTGGAGGTAACGAGAGTTGATATTGAATGGCCGGAGCGTGACCCCATGAGCAGTCACCCATATCTTGAGAAGAAAAAGATTAAACTGCACAACGCCAAGATTGACGGCGATACGCTGACTATCCCGATCATTGACGTGAAGGGCAGGCGCGTTGGCGCGCAGTTCATTGATGCTGACGGCAAGAAAAAGTTTTCCTATCAGCTTCCCGTGATTGGCAACTTTAGCGTGATTGGCGGACCCATTCGTGAGTTTGCATATGTTGCAGAGGGCTGGGCAACAGCCGCGACTGTGCATGAGGCCACGGGCAAGCCATGCGTGTTTGCTCTAAATGCAGGGAACATTTTGGCTGTGATAGACAACCTGCAACAAGCCAAGCCAGATGCCGAGCTTGTCATTGCAGGCGATAACGATGATGCCGGGCGCAAAGAGTGCGAGCGCGCCTTCTCTGAGCTGGGCGTTGAATACATCCTGCCCGACATGGAGGGCTGGGATTATTCTGACGTATGGGTGAACCAAGGTCCGGCAGCGGCGAAGAAAGCATTGACCGTGCAGAGCGTCATGGATCAAATCTTTATGCCGGACGAGGCCATCCCGCAGCTGAGCCGCAACTATCTTGTG